GCAGAAGTTGCTGATGCTCTTATTTTAGAACCATTTTCTAATTCTATATCACCTTTATTCCATGTTTTAACACCTTGTTGCATCCATAATGGTAAATGTTCATACATCAATTGGTATCTTGATAATGTTTCTTTAGCATTTTCTTCTTTATTAGCAACAATAGCTACAGTTTTATTTGATTGAAATATTGTATACCATAAAATATATGCAGCAGCTACAGTAGTTTTTGACATCTGTCTACTTAACATTACTATCAACATTCTATTATTATGTATGGCATGTATATAATCTTTCTGAAAATCCCATAATTTAAGTAATTGTATACCATGATCAATGGTAACAATATAACAATAATTATCAATAAAATAAATAGGATCAATAGCACATTTTTTTAATTCTATTACTTGATCTTCAGTATATTCAATAGGAACACCAATCTTTTTAAGATTTTCATTCCCCATGTAATTAATATTAACAGCCATTATTGTTGATCTTTTATTATTTTTAATAATTGATTAGTAGAACCTTGAAATACTATTGCATTATTGATATTAACATCATTAGTATTAGGATTATTATTGGTTGGAACAATTAATGAATTTTTAGTTTTATGTACTAATAATAAATCATGATTTAATTCAGATAAAGTTTTTAATAATCCAGTAAATACTTCAAATGCTCTTGGTTGTTCTGATTGAGTAGAAATTAATAATAATTGTTCTGCTGCTTGAATACCATCATTTATTAATTTTCTAATATTAGTTCTAGCATATTCAGTATCTTCTTCTATTACTGAAATATTAGAATCTGGTATTTCTTCTGGTATTATTGCTAATGGTTTTGTCGAAGCTGGAATAGGATCAACATTAAATAATTCAGCAAGATTTTCGTTTAAAGTTTTCATAAAAAATGTTCATATTATTAATCATATTCAATGATAGTTTCTGAGAATCCATAATCATCACTAGGTTCAGCATCTTCTGGATCAGGTTTAGTAATAATCATTACTGCTTTTACTGGTTGATTTCTTACTTCTGTTACTGTATATCTAGCATGTGAAGCATCACCCATTACTATATCACCAACTTCTACTAATTTATTTAATCCACCTAATACCAATGTTCCTAATGAATTATCAGAAAAATATATCATAGTACCAGTAACTTGTCGTGCTTTTACATCAATGATTTCGGAACTATAAAATTTACCAAAACCATTAGCATAATCTACAGTAACATATTGTGATAATTTATCTCTCTTTTCTACATATATATTAGTAAATGCTGCTCCATAACCACCAGTACCATCAGGTCCACCAACAGTACTATAAGTACCAATTAATCCACCACCACCTTTAATTGGTGGCCATATATAACCTTTAGCAGTAAATGTTAAATCCCAAATTATTAATCTAGTAGAAGTAAAATCACCTTCATATTCAATATGATTTGATACAGAATTTAATGTTATCGGTAAATTATAATTCTTACCCATTTCTGGCATAAAATTTACTGATACTGTATAATCTGGTGTAAAATATGGTAATATCTGTTCTAATATTTGAGTACCATCTTCAGCATTTCTAACATATAAAGATAAAGTAAAATCAAAATTATATGGAACTGGAACACCTTGTTCTTTATATGCCGATTCACCACAAGTATGATTTTTTAATCCAGTAACTTGCTTTCTACTACTATCATAATAAATACCATCCATTACAAATGACATTCTTGGCAATATCGTATTAATAGATTTAGTTAATAATGGATCAGATGTTAATCTAGTAATGTATTTCTCTTTAGGTGAATATATCAATGGTACATTAATGGTATTATGTTGAATACCAGATTTGGTAAATCTAACTATTTGAATTTCATTAAAAATAGTACCAAAAGCTACTATAACTTTTCTAATAGTTTGAAATTTAAAAAAATCTTGATTTAACATTATGGTACACCAAATGGATTAATACTGGAGAAATCTATAATTTCTGCTCCTTCATTTTGTATTATTGTATTATCTACTAAATCTTCAAATGTATAATCCATTGATGGTAATGTAGAAACCACATTTGCTCTACCAACAGCACCAGAAGTATTACCAATAACATTTGCTGAACGAAAATCACCAGTCACTTTTATTAAGTCCAAATAAGTATTGCTAGTATTATTAGTAGTAGAGTATACAATAGCATGTGCTGTAGCATTAGCTAAATCAGTACCTTGATATACAATTTCAGATTTATTATAAATACCAATGGTATTATCAATAGTTAATCGTATTCTTGGATAATGTGCTTCAATTTGTGTATCAATATCACTAATACCAGTAGATATTAATTCACTAGAAAATACAAATTGTTTTAATTTTAATGCATAGACATAAACATTACCACCACGACCTCTACCAAGGGTATAATACATAGCCTGATTATTTTCATGTTCAACAAAAGTAATTTCTAGGAAATTTTCTATTAATGGTAAATATATTAAATCTCCTTCCCTTGGTCTTACTAAATTAGCTGAAGATGTTGCATGTTTAAATCTTTTTCTTGATACCAATAATGATACTTCATCTCTAATTTCTAAACCAAATTTAGATAAGAAATCACCCTCACCTTCCATACCCATTACATTTTCTAAATACATTTCAATAGGATATGCAGCAGTATATTCTTTTAATGTATCTTCACCATAGATATAATCTATTTCATTATCACTTTTAATTGTTCTAGGCAAATAATAGGCATTTAATCCATGAATTTGTAATGCTTCTATAATTAAATCTTCTACTAATAATTGTTCTTGAGTAATAGTAGATGGATAAAAATTAAAATATGGATTAGTTGCCATTATATTATATTTTATCCAATTAACCAATCACTTGGTAATATTGATGTAATATGTATTGATTCTTCTAAATGATCAATTTCTGCTACTGCTTCATCATACATTTCTTTACCATTTAAAGTAACACCACCAGGTAATTGTATGCCAGAATATTTTTTAATATTAGTAGCCCATTGATATTTAATTTTAGCAGTAGCATAGGCTTTCATAAATTTATCATTCCAAACATCACTTAATCCTACTATTGTTAATGTAACATTATTACTAGTAACTTGCGGATAATCAATAACTGTAAGTTCTGTTGGTGAAATTACTTTATCTACTTGATTGGGAATATCATTAATATGTATAACATCATTTTCTAATATCTCTTGATCAAATATAGTATTAGTACCAGTAATAATTTTAGATTCTGTATTGGTAGTAACAGTTCCAGTTAAAGTAATTAAATCTGGATTTATCTTACGATAACATTCCATTATTACATAAGAACCTACTTGTACATCTCGATCCCAATCAATATCTAAAAATAATCTATTTTGCATACTATTAAATCTAAATTGTGGTGTACCAGTAAATATTAGATTTAATGTTCTAAGATGTTGCATAGTAATTTCATAATGTACATAAGATACGGAAGTAAAATTATGTAAATTATATAAATCATTTAATCTCATTTGATACCTAATATCAAACATATTAGAACTATTAGCACCAGTAAACGGAAATACCCCAATAACAAATAATATAGTATCGGGACAATAAATCCATTTACGATTAATATCTTCTTGAGTAATCTGATGCTTCATAAATAATTTTTCAGTACCATTATAATGATATAAATTGAAAAATTCTAAAGCATCATTAATACGATCCTCAACTTGATCATCATCAATGTTTATGTCAACAACAGGCCACCCTAATCGTCTTAAACAATATTCCTTAAATTTTTGTCTTGTTTGTATTTTTGCCATTTTAATATTTCTTTATTAAGTAATACTAATATTTATATGCTAAATTAATCAATATCTATTGTCGTTTTACTATTTCGATATAATTTACTGGTTGTTTTAGTATTATTATATTTAGCTGCTAATATTGAATATGCCGATATAACAGTTGTAGTTTTAATATTTCGATATAATTGTAATGTTGTGGTGTTATATCGGTATACCTTAAAACTGGTTGTTACCTTTTTAGCACTTCCTGTTGCTGCTGCTATCGCTGTACTAATACTACTACCAATACTAGATATTGAACTAAATTCTAAATTATATGCAATACTAGAACTAATACCACTACTACTACCAACACTAGAAACAATACTAGCACCTATACCAGATATAATTGGTATACCACTACTAATACCATTACTAGCAACAATACTAGCACTAATACCAGATGTAGTTGATATATTAGTAATATTACCATTACCACCAAAATTACTAGCACCTATACCAGAAATGCTACTAACACCAATAGCATTACTAACACTAGCAAAATTACTACCACCTACACCTGATACAGTTGATATACCACTACTAGTACCAATACTAGATTTATTACTAATACCAATACCAGATACTATTGATGTACCAACAGAATTACCAATACTAGCATTAATACTAGAACTAATACCAGATGTAATTGATATACCTGCACTAGCACCAATACTACCAATTGTAATATCAGATGATGAATATCCAGTAACAGCACTAATACCACTACTAGTACCAATACTACCAATTGTAATATCAGATGATGAATATCCAGTAACAGCACTAGTACCAATAATACTACCAATACTAGCATTAATACTAGCACATACACCGGATACTGTTGATGTACCAATAGCATTACCAATACTAGCAAAATTACTAGCACCTATACCTGATACTACTGATGTACCAATAATACTACCAATTCTACCAATTGTAATATCAGATGATGAATATCCGGTAACATTACTAGTACCACTACTAATACCAATACTAGCAAAATTACTAGCACCTAT